GGAATCGACCTGCCAGCGGAACTGGGTGTTGCCGGGCTTGGAGCCCTTCTTCGCCATGGAGGTGAAGGGGGTGTCCTTAGCGTCGACAAGGGCGATGAGGTCAGCGAGTTCTTCCCGCTTGCCGCTGGAGAACCCGGGTTCAGTAAGTAGAGCCATAGTAGTAGACTTTAGTTAGGAGTTTTTAGGTGAGGAACTTAGATGCGATGATGTCCGCAAGGTCGTCACGGGACGTAGTTTTCATGAAACGAGCCTTAGCACCGTCGGTCTTCGCATCCCTTTCGGAACGCTGGGCCGGGGCAACACCGGGTCTGGGCTGGACAGGGGCTCGCTGTACCGTGTTGGTACGAGAAGCCGATTCTCGGGCTTTGATGCCTCGAAGGTAGTCACCCACGACCACCTTGTAGTCCGGGAAACGCTTGATTTCGGGGAAAGCCTCCAAGAACTTTTCTGCGATTACTCGCTCCTTGGCCGCTTTATCCTTCCACCATGGATACTCCTTCGTAGCAATCTGGTCCATGTGATTGACCTGTTCAAGGTACCGGGCCTGTTTAGGCAGGTGTTCCTCGATGGCATCCATGGCCTTGAGTTTGATACTACGGACATCCTCGGCGGAATAATCAGTCTCATTCCCTTCCTTGTCCTTTACCGTCGCCCCGTCGGGGTTCATCTCGCACCATCGCCGAATCTGTCGAGCCTGTTCCGCTTCCTTTTGGACTAGGTCCATGCTCGTCAGGTAAGAGTAGGGGTTCTTGGGGTCATGGTTCTGGACTGGCTTCTTAGAAGCCTCCTGCCGCAGATTCTCCATTTCCGACCTAAGTCGTTCTACCTCAGCCTCAGCCTCACGCCGTTTGGCGGTCAACTTGTCGATGCGTTTCTTAACTCCTTTGGGGAGGCCACGTTCGGTTTCGCCTTCGCTTTCGGATTCGGCCTGTTCGGCGTCTTCCTCGGATTCGGTTTCACCCTCCGTGGTTTCATTCGTTTCGTCCTGTGAAAGAACCTCTTGTTCACTTTCGGCCGTCGCTTCAAAGTCGGCCGTTTCTTCCTCAGGCTTGTTCTCGGACCCTTCGAGGTCCGTCTTTCCGGGTTCACTCAGGAAAGAGGTGCTAAACTGGTTAGCGATGTCGTCTACGGTCAGCCCAGAGAACTTGGGCGTTGATTCCGGGGTGTTTTGAGCCTGACCCGGGTTGGCGTTTTGGTTTTCCATACGAATAAGTCGTAAGTCTGTGAGCAGGGTGTTGAGGTCCCAGAACCTTACTTACAAAATGGGCCCAGCATCGCTTGATGCAAGGCTCCTTAAACAGTCGGACCATTTCCGGATGGATTAGCCGTTTCTGGCGGCCTATCTTGGTGTTCAAGCACCTGATTCCGGGTTTCAATAAGGATGGTCTTGAAGGTCGACAGGGCGTCGGCACGGCCAGCGTACCAAGCCCGGTCTTCGCCCTTGTTCTCTTTGGAGATGGCCGCCGCCACTTCGGATTCAATTGAAGCGTCGATAAGCATGTGTAATGCTCTCCATAAGGAGTTGTTATGGGGCTCAAAGGCGAACCCGTGGACGATTTCAGGCGGTAGGCTCTGCTTCATTGGCGGCATCAATTTGACTCTGCATCTGGTTTCCAGCCTGTTGTGCAACCGGGGTTACGCCGGTTCGGCCAATGACCTTGTTTTCCTGCTGGGATACGGACATCTGGAGGTTCTTGATGTAGTTCTCGACCAACGCACGGAAGTGCGGGTCCTGTTGCATCCTCTGCTGGGCCTGAGGATTCTTGGACATGATGTCTTGGATGAACTGCATCTTGGAACCGGCGGCAGGGTCATTCTCGACGTAGTTGGCTTCCATGCCAAGCATCATCAGTCCGACGTCGCTCTGAATGTCACGATAGACCTTCTGGCTGGCGGCTCCGGCGGGCATGATGAGTTCCTTCGCCTTGTCCGGGTCGATAGCCTCGACGGCGGCCTTGACCAACTTGTTGCGGTCAATGATGCCACCGGCATCAAGAGGCAGAACGAACTGGGTGATGGCCTTGAGTTTTTCGATGACGTAGGCAGAGTCAATGTCACGGACGTCGTACTTGACGTGGAAGTCGAACATCGACGAGATTTCCGACACGTTCTGCGGAAGTTGCATCCCACAGACACGTTCGACCTCGGTAGGCTCCATGTACTGCAAGGTCAGCGAGAATACCATGTTGAACGTCTCGCTCCAGACAGAAAGCCAGTTGTTGACCATCAACTGTTGAGTCACCTGCGTCTTGACCTGAGGCACGGACGGATGGGACAGGCCGAAGTAAGCGGCATTGTTCATCTCGACCATGGCGATGAGATTGAAAGCGGTTTGCGTCTCGCCACCGGGAGGAGGCATGAAACGGTAGTCGTCAGGAGACGTCACCGGCAGATGTACGCCCGGGGCGACTCGGTTAAGGCCGCCAAGACGCTTCTTGACCATGACCGGAGGCATGGTGACGAAAGCCGTGCGGTCACGGATAGAATCCTTCTGAGCCTTGATTTCCAACTGGTCTATGGCGGCAATCTCCGGGACGCCACGGCAGTCCATGATAGGACGACGGGTGCGTTCACGGCGATACACGACGAACGGATACTTGCCGTGTGCGTAGCCAAGCAGTTCGTGCTTTGCGAAGCGTTCCGTACCGGCGATGGGGCAGAAGATAGTCTGATAGATGCCCGGGATGTTATCCTTGTCCAGAAGACGAGAATACGAGTAGACGACTTCGATGAGGTTGTCGTTGCGGTTAATCTGATAGTTCAGCAAGGCCGCATTGGGGATGATGTTCGGGTCGTTGTAAGCGTTGTTCATCCCGGCCGTATTGATGGCTTCCTCGATGAACTTCTTGTCCCAACCGTCCATTTCCGCCATGTGACGGAGTTCGAGTTCGGTCATGAACGTGCGGCGGAAGACCACACGGGCGTTCTGAAGGTCGATGGTTTCAGGCGGGAACGAGATTTCATCGAACGGCTTGAGAGCCACTACCTTGGGCAGATTCTTCGAGACATACTGCTCAGGAAGGTTTGCGACTCCGGTTTCACGCATCTCACGGATTGCACCGATGACGTCTTTCACGGCCATGTCCTTCAGGTACATCGTGATGAGGTCGGCGGCATACTGTTCCTTCGCCGGGTCGGCGATGGCGTCCATCAGCCCGGCAAGCGGGCTGGTCGGGTCCTGCTGGGCGGCCATCTGGGCCAGCGAAGCAAGTTCATCGGCACGGACGACCTGATAGCGAGTGCCCATTTCCTGCTCCCAATAGACATGGGCGGCAGACCAACCATACTGCTGGGTGTAGTTGGCGAGCAGTTCGGCTTCGTTGCGGAGTTCCGGGCGAATCTTGTTCACCAGCCAGTTCATCAGCACGTTGCCACCGGCCGAAGGACCGTTGTCATTGAGTTCCGTGCCGTTGATGCGGATGTTGCATCGGTCGAACGTCGTCATCAGCGTGGCGACGATTTCGTTGATGGTGTTGTCGACGAGACGAACACGGACGTCGGACGCACCCTCAAACGGGAACGCCGGGTCGCCGTCAGGACGCATGTCGCTGTGTTTCTTGCCGTCGCCGGACTGACCTTCCCAGCGGGCAAGACGGATGTTGTCGTTGTCGATGACTCGGGCCGTGTTGGACCCGTGGTTCAACGAGCGTTGAAACTCATGGTACAGGTAGCCTACGTCCGGCTTGCCGGTAGAGTAGACAAACTTGTCCTCGTTATGACTGTCGTTCTTCATTAGTAGATAGGTGTTTGGTAAAGTCGTCCCGGTGGTATCTCCGGTGGTTGCCCTTGGTACGATAGGTGCGTACCTTGCCTTGGTCCGCCATCTTTTCGATGACTTTCCTTCCGAATCCGGTCATGTTCATCGCTTGGGAGCGAGTGAGTAGTGCGGGTGGTTTTAGCATGTCAGTAAGAGCCTCCTCCGTAGGAACGCATGGCGTTGTTGCCCTGATACTCAGGGTCCATGACCATCAGGTAGCGAAGGCAGTCGACCGGGTCCTTGGTGGCTCCCTTGTCGCCGTCCTTGCCCGTCCATTCACGGAGGCAATAGATTAGGTTCTGGCAGTCCTCGGAAACGTAGAGTTTTGGGTGGTTTATCGAAGTAAGCGGCTGGGACTGGTCGTAAGCAAACCCGTCGTTAATCATCGCCACACCTTGTTCAATGCGGATACCAGCGGCCGGGCGAAAGTGCATAGGTGCTTCACCCGAGTCCAGAAGTTCAATAAGTGATACCCCGCCATCGTCCATAGAAGCCTTGGACCCTCCTGCACGGGGGTCGATGAAACGCTCGCAGATTTCTTCGTCTCCTTCGAGTTCACGGACGAGGGTCTTGTAATCTTCGATAGAACGGCCGGAGTTGTTACGTTGTCCAGAGCCCGCTTTACCGTCCGGCGAGGAATCTGGCATCGCCCATTCTCCTTCAGAAAGGTCCGGCCATTCCCGGTAGACGTACATTTCGCCCGTTTCCGAGACACGGAGCCAGAGCATGAACCAGTTGCGGGCTCCGGCTGGGTCGATGACCATGTAGTTTGTCCCTTCTTTCGGGACTTTGTCCGGCGAGATGATGTTTGCGTCCGTGAACCTCGGGAATTGGTTTCCTGCGACGTTGTCTGCCCAGCCGTATGCTCGGATTCGGATTTCATAAGGTTTCTTGCCCTCAAGCATCTTCCGCAACTGCGAGAAGGGATTGTAGGGGTTGAGTTGAGAGTGGAACCACATCACGGCCGCACTCCGGCCATGGCAACGGCCCTTGTAGGGCATGGTTCCGGCGGGGGCACCGCCGACATGCACTCCGGGCCCGAGAAGTTCGGCTTTCCTGAACTCCGTGAACTTGCATCCGGAGACGTACTCCTTGACGACCGGGCTGTACCCATGAATCGGAGTAAAAGTGATGGCCAACCTGCCCATACGGGTGACGATACGGTAGCGAAGCGTCTCGACCCAGTCCAAGGGCACAAGTTCGTCGCACCAGATGAAATCGACCTCGCCGCCTTCGATGACCTCACGCTTTTGGGCGTAGTTCATGAAGAAACATTGGCTTTTGTTCGGGAGGATGAACGTGCCGTCGGAAAAGCCGTTCTTCTGGGTGTACTGGACGTTCGTAATCTTGTTTTTCCGCAGTTCCTTGTACTCGGATGGCAGATACTTGTAGACCACGTTCTGTTGCATCTCGATGGACGACTTGTTTGTCGTGTGGAGGCACCAGACACGGGAGTTTGGCACGTTGATGAGCGTCTGCACGACACGTTTTGCGGCCCATTCGGTCTTGGACGCACGATTGCCGCCTAGGACGAGCAGTTCATTCTGGTCCTTGAGCAGTTGGTCGGCTTCCTTCCAATGCGGAAGGTCGAATCCGTGACGATACGGGTCTAGTTTCTCGGCCAGAATCTTGTCCTCACGCAGGGTAAGGAGTTCCGCCGTCTTTTCAGCCCCGAACTTCTCCGTCAACGACTTGATGTCATCGACTGATGGTGCGACAAGCACCGGATGAGGAGTCGGGACAAACGTCATGCTACCGGTAGAGCGTTCTTTTTGTCGTAGTTCATCGTCACCTTGCCAAGGCTCGCACTCTTGGCAGAATTGTAAGCCTTTTCCGGATTCTTCTCTCCCATCCAAAGTGCGTTCTGGTAGGCTTTACCGGCCGGAGACGTGTCCAGCGAACGGCGGTCAATGAGAGACTCACCGGGCATGTCGGCTTTGAGTGTAAAATCTTGGAAACCGTCAGTCACTTTGCGGACATGCTCGATTCCCATGAGGAAGTTAGGCTGGTAGTTTTCGCCACGAACGGCGGCCTGAACCTCGTTACGCTTGAAATGCACGGCCAGTTGGTCGTATTCCATGCGGGCGGCTTCCCGGGCACGTCTAGTCGCACCGTCGATGGTGGCGTCACCCATAGTCTCGACATCTAGACCAGCAATTTTTGAGGCCGCCCTTCCAAGCACCTTTCCGGCAAGAGGCACCCTTCCAATGGTCGCATTGATGACGTAGTCACGCCCGGTGGAAACCGGGTCAAGAACTCCACCGGCAAGTCCCTTTCGGTTCAACTGATTCTTGAGTACTTTTCGTTCGGTGTTGGCGGCTTTGTCGGCAACCTGTCTGGCGATGTTTTCCTCTACCGGGGTAGTCTCACGGAGATACTCGTAAGCAGGGACCATCTTATGCTGGATGTCGCTCCATACCTTTACCGTCGACAGCCGTAGGTCCTGAGTCTTGACCTTGCCGTAGCCTACGGCAGGACGGATGCTATTCTGGTCGACAATGCCTAGCGTAAGGGTGTCAATCGTCTTCGCCAAGAAGCCGGGCTTGTAATCAAGCGGTTCGGCTTCCTCCGGATACTGAGGCCCCTTCTTTTCAAGTTTTTCTGCCATAGTCGTTACCAAGCATTGCAAGACCAATAACGAGCCTTCGTCTTGGGTCCGGGGTTATCGCAGTTATGACGGGCACGGAAGTTGGACCTCCGGCCGGGAATGTGTTTCTTGATGCTCATGTTCGGGTCGCCGAAGCGAACGACGATTACACGGCCAGAAGGGTTCTTCACATAAACAGCCGACTTCTTCGGACCACCCGGGGTCTTGAAGGGCTTGTTCAGCGTCACGCTTCTGCCTTTGTAATCTGCCATGTCGTCAAGGATGTTCCCCGTGGAACAATCGGTCAATCACCAACGCCCCGGGAACCGGGGGTGACGGGCGGCGACAAGACGGTCCCCGTCCCGACGCAGGGGAACGTCCATACCAATCCGGAAGTAGTCAGAGTCCCGGACAATCACCGGCTGGTTCTTGCCGTCGACGTCGACCATGATGAGCCGCTTGTTGCCATACTTGCCGACCACCTTGCCCTCGGCCTTGTACAGCGGCTCGTTCTTGATGACCACGACCTCCTCGTCCTTGAAACCAAACTGAGCCATCAGTTTCGCAAGGCCCTCCTCGGTCCAGACGACGTCCCAATACTTCTGCTGACGCTTGCTCGGGACCTTCGACCAATGCTCATGCTCCGTGAACATCCTCCGCACTTCGAGCAACTGCTCACGGCTCAATCCCAACTTCTCGCAAATCTCTTTCTCGGTCATGGTTCATTCCTTATCCGCTAACAGAGCCTTTAGGTCAAGCAATAATCTGCACCCCCAGCATCAGTTCTTCTTCTAGCATCAGACCCCACATTCATCCGTGCTTGACACACCCCCACCGTCCCTCCCCTCATACTCCCCTCCTCACGCTCGCTGACGCTCGCTTCTTTCGATGACAGTTGGACAAGGCAATCTAGACTCCTGATGCAAGCCAGCCCAACCCGGTCATTTGGGACTAAAAAGGTCAAGGGGGTGGACCCGTTAGGGCAGGGGGCCGGTCGGCGGCCAAACCCTCCCCCCCCGGGGGGTGGGGG